GCTTTAGTCGTGCCATTGAAGCCAAGCTAAAGGAGAAGAATCAATGAGTGGCGATCACAACATGCACCAGAAAGAAAGAGACCCTAAAGGCTTAGATCAACACGCCCCTGGTGCAAAACTAGACGCAGAAAAACAAAGGCCATCACTAGTGTTTGAAGATATGTTTAGGGCTTTAAATGCAGTGATAGCAGTCGGTGAATACGGGGCCAGGAAATATTCTTATGGTGGTTGGCTGCGTGTAGAGCAGGGTGAACAACGTTACACCAACGCTATGTATAGGCACATTCTTGCAGAAAACGAAGATGGTTACGACAAAGATACACAATTGCTACACGCCGCACACGTTGCATGGAACGCAATGGCGAGGCTTGAGTTGATGCTTCGCAGCGGAGAGTGGTCGCTAAGATACGGGGATGACAATGACTGACGAGCAAAAGAAGATTCTTACTTACCTGAAAAAGCGTAAGACACCTGCCGACCTAAAGTCAGTGAGGCTACAAACAAAGATCGACAAGCAGACAACTGTGAATTCTCTAAACGCTCTGCTTAAAAAAGGCTGTATAAAAACATCGTTTAGGATAGACCCGTTTACCAAAGAACGTGTTTGGGAGTGGGTCAAGGATGAGTACGAGGCTAAGAAGGTGTCCAGGCCGAAGAAGAAGTTCAAGCCTGTTCTATCCAAACCAAAACAGGAAGAGGAAGGCGTAGACATTAGTTTTTTCAATAATCCGTTCAATTTGAGGGTCGCATGAACTTACATGAAGCAGCAGCCATGAGTGCCGCACAAGACATCATCGAGCAGGCACAGTCAACAAGTGCGCTAGAGCAACGAGCACTAGCAATTGTCAACCTTTCGATAGAGCTTCATAAGAAGGCGATAGATCTTCGTTTGCAAGCAGAAGAAATTTTGAAAGAGATCCGCTATGGATAGATGGTGGATTGGCAAACGAGACTCGATGTTTGAGGAAATATTGTTTGACATGCTCGAAAGCGTATACGGCGTACGCTTTTGGCATGGAAGGCTCACTCCTATTGCAAAGGGCGTAAAACAATTCCTTGGGGTAGAATCTAAGAAGGCTCCTTCCCCTCCTTTGCCCGACGCGATGTTGGGCGTTTTTTTGTATGAACGCAGCGGTCTACACGGCGATCTTTGGCAACTATGACCCGTTGCACTACGCGGTCAGACAAAGCGTTCCTACGTCCTTCTACGCGATCCTGGACGGTGTTAAGAAGACTCAAGGATGGCAACAAGTCATCACAAGCAGACGTTTCTCAGATCCTCGTATGGATGCCAAGTGGTTTAAGGTATTCCCAGACAAGCTAGAGTTCGCTGAGGACTACGTGATATGGATAGACGGGTCGATAAGGATCACAAGTCCTGAGTTTGTGGCTTACATGATCGACCAGGACAGAGATACGATGGCGGCATTTCAACATCCTTGGCGGACTTGTATCTACCAAGAGGCCGGAGAGTGCTGGGATATGGTCAAGTATCGAGATCAGCCTATCTTGGCTCAGGTCGAGCACTATCGGGATCAAGGGTGGCCGGAGGACGCAGGTCTCATTGCTGGCGGGGTGTTGTGTTGGAAGCGGAGTTACATCAATCCCCAGGCTAATCAGGATTGGTGGATTGAGATGATGAAGTGGACGCTACAGGATCAGTTGTCGTTTCCGATCATTGCAGACAAACACGGGTTAGAGGTCAATGTTTGCACAGAAAACCTCATGGATAACAAATATTTTCAGGTGGTAGCCCACCATAGGATGGCGGAGTATGAAAAAAGTTCCGATACTCATTTGTACGGTAGGGAGTCCAAGTCTTGAAATCACGTTGTCGTCAATCCGTCTCTACGCCAAAGAAGCGCCTATTTATCTGTCGAGCAGAACCGAGACAATGGACGAACGAGTTTACAAGTGGGTACTCAACTCGTCGGGTAACTTTGGTGATGCCTACAACCGGATCATGGACGACGCATTCCAATACCACGATGCAGTCATCATCGCTAACGACGACATCTGCTTAACGCCAGACTCCTACAGACTTTTGCTTGAGGATGCCGAGCATCTACAAAAAGTGGGGCATAAGATCGGTGTTTTAGGTGCGAGGTCTGATTACATCTTAGAGGCTCAGAACATCCGGTTCGAGGGCGGTGCAAGACACGGGTTAAAGTGGGCGGAAGAAGAAACGATCAAAGAGACGGGTGTTATTGCGCCGATCTTTGCTTACATCACGAAGGAAGCCTTCCAAGCAGTCAGGTTTCCTCCCATCAACTGGTTTTCAGATAACGTCTTTTGTCATACACTTACGGTATGTGACTTTAAGCATTTTGTTTCAAGGAGTTACGTTCACCACGCAGGAAGTCAAAGTGTGGGTAGGGACGACTCTAAGAACATCAAGGAGGCAGCAGCATGGCTGTGGAAAAACGAACCAGGGATAGCAAGACACTACCGTCTCCCTACAAGCTAAAAGTGCCTCCTGTACCCATCAGGTATGACAGGAAAGTAGGCATTCCTTTACAACCCAAGGAAAAGAAATGAAAGGCTTGCTTTCCCCGAAGGTAATGATTGTCCTTAAGAACGGCGAGGACGAAGAATCATCAGACTGTCCAATTGCGACACAAGACATCGAGGTTAACCTCAAGAACCGTCAGAAAGCGATAGACAAGGCTCAATACGGGCCTATGAACCCTAACGAGCCTAATAGTCAGTATTGGCGCGATATGGGTGCTAAATGGCGTGTTTCTGGTGAGCAAGCAAAGAAGTCTCGTTGTGGTAACTGCGCTGCCTTCATCCAAAAGCAGTCCATGCTTGACTGTATTGAACAAGGTCTAGGCGAAGAAGATGATTGGTCGGCGGTCGATGCTGGCGATCTTGGTTTCTGCGAGATATTTGACTTTAAGTGCGCTGCGCTGAGAACTTGTGCAGCGTGGGTTACTGGCGGGCCTATCACAGACGAGGAAGACGGAGAAAGCTATGAAGAAAACGAAAGCGGAAAAGAAGATCTCGAAAGTGATGACTGAGTTTGGTAAGGGTAAGTTGCATTCAGGAAGCAAGAAAGGCCCAGAGGTAACAAACCCGAAACAGGCTATTGCTATTGCCTTATCTGAGGCAGGAAAGGCTAAAAAGAAATGAAAGGCTTATACGCAAACATCCACGCTAAACCTAAGGGTGGCCTGAACGAGAAAGGCCGGAAGTCTTACGAGGCTGCGAACCCTGGGTCTAACCTGAAGGCTCCTGTTAAGAGCGGTGATAACCCGCGCAGAGCGTCTTTCCTAGCGAGAATGGGTAACATGCCAGGGCCAGAGCGTAAGCCAGATGGTAGCCCTACTAGACTGCTTCTCAGTCTAAAGGCATGGGGTGCAAGTTCTAAGGAAGATGCAAGAGCGAAAGCAAAGGCGATTTCAAGTAGAAACAAGAGCAAGTGAGTGTTGCTAACAAACAACAATGGAGTAGTAAAATACAGTGGAAAACAAATGGATTCCTCCAAACGCAGGATTAGGTAGACCAAAGGGTGCGCCTAACAAATCTACTGCGGCAGTTAGGGAAGCCATTGCAAAGATGGCGGAACTAAACGCACCTCGTTTTGCTTTGTGGCTAGACGAAGTGGCGCAGAAAAGCCCTGAAAAGGCTTGCGATATTTACTTGAGGGCTATCGAATATCACATACCTAAGTTAGCAAGAACAGAGGTAACAGGTCAGGACGGGCAACCAGTTAGTATGCAAATATCATGGGCGCAACCAGAATAGTCATTCCGTATGCACCGCGAGCGCAACAGCTACAGATCCACCATGCGCTTGCAGACAAGCGATTCGGAGTCGTTGTTGCTCACCGGAGATGCGGAAAGTCGGTTTCTGCGGTCAACCACATCATTAAGTCCGCAATAGAAAACCAGAGGGAGGCTCCAAGATATGCGTTTATTGGGCCTACCTACTCCCAGACAAAACGAGTTATCTGGGATTACCTCCTCAAGTTTACCGAGCCCCTTAACGCCACCGCGAATATTGCAGAACTTAGGGTTGATTTCTGGGGCAGACGCATCCAACTTGCGGGGTCTGATAACCCAGACTCTCTTAGAGGACAGTATTTTGACGGCGTTGTATTCGACGAATTCGGCGACCAGAACCCTAAAATTTGGTCGGAGGTGGTTCGTCCGGCCCTGTCGGACAGAATGGGATGGGCGTTATTCCTCGGAACACCAAAGGGAAATAACCACTTCAAGAGCTTAAGAGACCATGCAGAGCAGCATAACGATTGGGCACTGCTTGAGTTCCGAGCATCCGAAACTGGTCTTATCCCTCAGACTGAACTCGATGCAGCCAAGTCCGAAATGGGAGACGACAAGTACTTGCAAGAGTTTGAGTGTTCCTTTGACTCAGCAATCGAAGGAAGTTACTACGGACAACTTCTCAATGAGCTACCGTCTGAGCGATTCCACGACATACCTGTAGACGGTTTAGCTAAGACTTATGCAGCCTGGGATCTAGGGATAGGCGACTCCACTGCAATCTGGGTTTGTCAGAGAGTGGGCTTAGAGACACGTCTCATTGACTTTGTGGAAAACCACGGTCAAGGGCTCGATTGGTATGTTAACTGGCTGAGAACGAATCACTACGAACTAGCCGAGCAGTTACTGCCTCACGATGTGCAAGTAAGGGAGTTAGGCTCAGGAAGATCGAGGTTAGAACTCCTACAAGAAGCAGGGCTAAACATCACGATTGTGCCGAGAATGAGTGTTGACGATGGGATACAAGCCGT